TCACGGCGTTGCTCACTTTTTCACCTTCAACAAATGCTGACCCCGCAAACCAATCAATGAGGGTTGCAAGATCATTCTTGAAAGATACAGCGGTGTTGAAGATTGAAGAGCTTGCGACCGCATCTAGTGAAGCCCCTGATAAAGTCTTCACAGGAGTGCTTACAGTGAACGCGCCTGACATATCATCACCAAGTGACTTCACCTCATTTAAGGTGTCCTCAAAGCTTGTGATGTTAGCAAGGGCTTTGCTAAACAAGTTGAAGTCAACAGCAAGGTCACCGGTGAATGAACCGGTTGACGTGCCGGTGATTGCGGTGATGCTCGAATAGCTGTTAGTGGTCACAAAGGTGTCACCTTGCAAGGCTGCTGAAGCAATCGTGATCACATCAGTTGTCGCCGCGCCCGCAAGATCAAGCCCCGTAATGGTGATTGTGCTCTCAGCAGATTGAGCGCTACCAAGCGTCAAGGTGATGTTGCCGTTTGCCGGCGTGCTTGAAGCAAGCAAGTTACCACCGGCTTGAACAAACGCTTCAAGGTAGTCAACACCGGCATCAATGCTGAAGTCAGTTGCGTCAATCTCAACCGTTGCGCGGCTTAAAGCCTCATTTGCAAGCGCCGGCTCATACTCGATTGAAGCAACAGCACCGTCACCAAGGCCGGTCACGCTTTCACGCTTTACAACACCCTCAAGCACTTCAATATCATAAAGCGCGGTATCAGTAGCGTTCTCAGCAATCTTGACCTTCAACCGGTTGCCATCAGCACCAAACAAGCGCGACTTGACTTTTAAACCGCCGTTGGTGGTACTTGCTTGAGTAGATGACCCCGCGCTGACAATGGTGAGACTGTCAATCGTGCCGTCACCTTCAAGGGGCTTGAACATCAAGCCCGCAATCTTATCAAGATCACCATTTGTGCCGCGCATATAATCAGCAAGGTCAAGGCTATTCGTGAAGCGCACCGGCGTTGCAGCCTTTAATTGTGGAAAGTCACCAACAAGCGCAACATTGCCGGTTGCGGGCGCGGCTTGCTCTGTGAGATTATTGATAACACGGGCATACACTGACGGGCGAAACCGCCGCTGCCCGTTGAAGAAGATGCTTGTTGGCATTGGTCAAACTCCTGAGTTATGACATAGGGTTGAGTTTAGGTGATACATTATACACTAACACCGCCGTTTATTGTAGAACCTTGCATCTTTTGACTCTCGTGTTGCACCTGTATCTTGTAAAGCGGGTCAAGCGCGTCAGGATCATCAACATTCACTTTTGCGGGTAGCTCCAACAGGTGAAGCCCCGCATATCTCATTTGCCGGCCATATGTTGAGAGATCTTCACCGGTGAATGTAGGGTCAGGCACAAGAGATGTTGCGCCGATATAAACCACATTCTGAAACGCGCCTTTCACAAGCACGTCATGAAATAGCAACATACCGGCTTGCACAATCAGCGCAAGCAGGCGCACGGTTTCAAGGCTGTCAGCGTAAATGTTCACCGTGGCTTCTTGTGAAGTGAATATGTGATTGAGCCTCACATATTGCCCGTCATCATCCACGTGTTCACTTGCGACTTGAGCAAGCCCTTGCTCATCAAAGAATTGCTCTGAACTCTCAACCGTGATTAAGGGCAGCCGCTTTGCGGTGCGGGCGTTATAAGCCGCATCAAAAGACACGTTTAGGTTTTGAAGGGTTGCCCACATACGGTCACGCATTGCCGCGCTGACATGAGGTAGCAGCGGGTCAAATAGCGTGCGGTCGCTTCGATAATAACGCACCGCGTTGCCGATTATATGAATTAAGTATAGATCAAACATCACTATCACCTAAGAACTCAAGTTTGCAGAGCACGCGCACCGGTAAAGCAACAGTGCGGTCAGTCAGTGACTTGCGCCTGATATGGGTGTCACGCATACTATTTGCAAAGGCCATACAGGTATAAGTTGGGTGCATGAAATAAGAGAAGCTGAACTTGCCCGCGTTGTTCGGCTTGTTAATCCAACTTATTTCACCGTTCACAACATTGAAGTCAACACCTTCAACAAGCTCAGCCGCCGCGGTTTGGTGCGTTGTTGCGTCAGAATATGTTGCATACATCACACCAACGGTCACGTCACCGGTTGCAAGGGTCATTGTGCGCGGTATGATAGGGAAGCGCAGAGCAAGCGTGTTTTGCCCGTTGTCATCAATCGTCTCTTGATACAGCATCACGCTGTCAAGCACTTCAAACTTGTCACCAAATGACGGCAAGTGTTCAGGCTCAACCGTGATGTTTATCACACCGTCACGATAACCACCAAAACGCGCATTTAGATATTCACCTTCAGCGCTTGCAACAATGCCCTGAATGGTCTGCGGTGAATGGTAGATTGTGCCGTTGCCGCTGCATACAGGGCACGCGGGGTTGTATTGAGTATCTATTGAGCTATCACCCGCGCCGATATAATCAAGATCAAGATTAAGCTCATTGGTTTTACTTGCACAAGGGCACGGGGCTGATTGTGACCACCGGATAAATAAACCCTTTTGAGCAATAGTGATACTGAAGTCAGCATCTCTAAAGTCAACTCGCCCTTTGGTCAGTGTGCGTTCAGGTAGTGGTAAAAGCATTTAAACACCTCTCAGCGGGCATAAAAGTTGATCTTGGCATACTTCGCACGAAGTGACTTCATGACGGTCTTCAATTCACTATTAAAGTTGATCAGCCGCGCACCATAACCTGCGCTAGTCGCTGACGCGGTTGATGCAACAGCCTGTGATAAACCGTCAATGCTGATTGACTGTGAAGCGATACCCGCACCAAGTAACAAGTCACCGGCTATGTTTAGCGGCAACATAGCTGAGAGCAAACGCACCGCCCTGATAACTAAGGGGTCAACGTCGGTGATTGACCAATTAAACGCAAGGTCACCGGTTGAAGGCGCGGTGCGGGCTTTCACCGTCATGCTTGACGGGCTTGTTGAGATCACCCGAAGACCCGCGCCGCCTTGCGCGTCAGTGATGGTGATCTCAGGGTAGTAACGATTATTGACCGTTGTGTTTAAAGGTATTTCAACCGAGTCTTCACCTTGAGCAATCACCGCTGACCCCTCGTCAAACGTATGACCGGCGGTGTAGTCAATGCTGAAGTATAGAGGAAACTTAGAATAAGGTGAGAACACGTCACCGATTAAGAACGGTACACCTGAAGTGAAGTGTAAACTTGCAGCGGTTGTGCTATCCGGTATCAAGTTAATCTGACCCTGAAGATGTGAACCGATTGTTGCATAACTTGCGGGTAGCTCAGCACCCTCACCACTGTTACCAATCTTAATCTTGAGCGCGTCAATACTCTTCAAAGGCCGGTGATCAACACTCATAAGATAATGTGAATGACGGTCAATCAGGTCAACGTCATGCCGTTCACCTTGCACCTTGAATTCATCAAGCACAATCCCAAGATCAGCTTCAATCATAGCAACTGATTGAGCAATTGCGCTTTCAAACATTTCATCAGGAAAACTTGAGCCGTCATCAAAGGTCAAGTCAACACCGGCAACCGTTGTATTCTTAACTGATTGAACCGTGATAATGTCAAATATTGAGAGTGACATAGTTGCCCCTTTTTATTGGGGCGGTTGATCACCCCTCAGAAACCTTGCGCCGTTTGCGCGTTCTTTTAGGTTTCACATTATCATCTTTTAGGCTTGTATTATCAACCTTTTCGGGTTGTGCAGCGTCAGCCATAAAGGTGAAGATGTGCGGGGCGCGTCTCATCTTCAACGCAAGATCTTCATCAATAGGTGTGAGAATACAACCGTCAGCGGCAACACGCAGAGGTTGACCGTCAAAAGTCACGGTCATCTCGACAGGGTGAACCCTTAAGCGTCTTCTATAGTACCACATCAGGTCATCTCACCTATCTTAGAAGTTAGCGTTCAAGTAGTTGGCGTTAATGCCTGAAGTAGAACTGAAGCCGGCTTGCTCAAGAACAAACATCTTCTTAGGAAGCTTGACGACAGGTGAACCGAAAAGCATCAAGAGGAAAGGCCGGATCGTTGCAGTCTCTGCAAGCGGGCGGCGAATAAGATCAAGCAAGCGCACAAACTGCATTGCATCAGGGGTGTGCTGTGCAAAGACAATGTTGCTTGAGTTATAAGCGTGTTGCCCGCCGTCAACGTAGTTAGTACCATCACCGGCAACGCGGGCGATCATGCGGCAAGTTGCCGCCGCGCCGTTAAGCTCACTACGATAGATGCGGTAGTAGTTGATGTTTGCATCAGCATCAAGCGTGATGGTCACACCATCACCCGCGCCAACGGTCAACTCAGCAGAGGTCACAGGCGCAAGCGCACCGCTCTTACCAACAGCTACAACTTTGTAGAAGTACTTACCGGCTGCAAGGGCTGACCCCGCAAGCGGTGAAGTGACTGCAAAGCTAGGTGCAACATAACCGGCTTCAGTAGACTGTGAACCGATTGCCGCAGCCGGTGCAAGGCTTGCGGTGTGTAAGAAAGGCGCAGCTACAACTTGAACCTTGCCATAGGGCGCGGTGATAAAGATGTTCTCTTGACCAAAGGTCACGCCTTGCGCGGGGTCACGGGTGAACATATCATGCCGCCCGTTCTCAGTTGATTGACGGATCAACTCAGCGTGAATGCGGGGCTCAACATAGATGGTGTCAGGGCGGCCATAGTTAGGAGAAGCATAAACCTCACCTAAGATCTCTTGAAGAAGAAGAGGAGTCGGAACGCTACCATTAAGGTCAAGCTTTGAACCGCTGTCACTGATCTGCTTGATAATTCCATCAAAGCCTTCAGAGTTGAGTGACTCATCACCGTGCCAAAGTTGTGACTCAACCTTGCGCATGAGTGAGAGAGTACCGCGCTCAGTCTCTTCAGCCATTGCGGTGCGGTTGTCACCGATAAGGCCGACCATAGAAGCAACGTCACTGATCTGACGGCGCTCAGCCATATACTTGACCTTGACTGACTTGCGGTCATAAGAAGCTGAGCCGGTTACAAAGTCAGAACCGCCGCCGCCCTCTTGAATGAACGGGTCAAGGTCAAGGCCGTGCTCTTCAACAACAACATACTCATGCAGAGAGTTGCTGACTGAGGTTTTGGGGATATTGCGCCAAAGTGCAATCTCATTCATGGTGTGAGTTGCAACTGAAAGCATACCCTCGATTGACTGAGGAACAAGGGGAGAGAGCGCAGCGTTTGCGTCAGGTACTGCGGGGGCTTGATGCCCAACAAGACCGGCGCTTTTACGTAGTGCTTCATTAAGCTGAACAAGGTCAGCGGGGTTCACCATTTGGTTATTCTGAGGTAACATATTCAAAACCTTTAAAGTGACAATTCCGCTGCAACGTCAGCGGGGTTAAAGTTTGACTCAAGCTGTGCAATGCCCTTGCGAAGTTGCGCAAGGCGTGCGCGGTCATTGGTGTTGTTCATAGCGGTCAACGCTTTGTTGATGACCTCTGCTTTGCTCAACGGTGCAACCGCCGGTTGCGCGTCAGCGGGTGCAATCTCAGCCTCACTCGTCACCGCTTTTGCGGGTAAAGGCTGCGCTGCAAGGTCGCTGAAACCTTTCTCAACACGCTCACTGAGTGCATCAATTGCATTAACACGCTCAACAAGCGCGTCAATCTTCTCAGCCATAGCGGTGATTGACTTCTCGACCGCGTCAACAAGTTGACGGTTTTGCTCAACAATCGCGTCAGCGCCCTTGCTGATGATCTCAACACTTGGGTCAACGGTGTTCATTGACTTGTTGAGGTCAACAAGCAAGTTCTCAAGGCGGTTCATGTCAACAGAGTCTTCAACCCCGTCAACAACATTCTGATCAACAGTGATCTCACTCATGTTGTCACTCTCCTGTAATAATGAGATGTTAGTTTAGCTATTATACGCTGTTTTAGCTGATGATACAAGATTAGATGCAAGGGTGCGGGCTTGTCCTTGTGAGAGATGAGGAAACACGCGGGTCATAACCTCAGTCAATTGACGTGCCGAGATGTTAGGCATTGCTTTATTCTCACCGCGCACCGCCGCTTGAAGCTCAGTAATGCGCTCACTCATCATGCTACTCATTTCAATGCGCATCTTCTCAAATAGCGCATCTTCGAGAGATGGCTTATTATCAAGACTCTCTTCAACAAGCGGTGATAAACTTGCGCCTTCATCCGGTTGCGCGGGGGTTGCATACCCCACTTCGCCGGCCTTATTCATGATGAGTTTGTGCAGTTCACTCATGACTTCATCATCACTCAGTTCAGGGTGCGCTTCATAGATCATTGACGCAACATTTGCCTTGCTTGGTGTATTCCCCATTAAAGAACGCGCCAATACTTCAAGCCGTGCATCAGGGTTGACCGGTGCTGACGTGATAGCAACATTCAAGATCTTTGAACGGGTGATCAGCTTAGGGTTTTTTTGATCACGGGCAAGCACCTGACCTTCAACGCTGAAACCGATTGTGCGGGGCAGGTCAGCGCGTTCAATAGCGCGGGCAATGTCAATGATCTCTCTTGCGCGGGGTACATCATTCAACAGATAACCTTCAACCCGCGTTGCGCGTTTACCGTCAACGGTCACCGGCTCAACCTTAGTAGGTGCGCCTAAGATGTTGTCAGCCCCTTGCTTGTGCTCGTAATTGAACCACCCTTTATCAACAAAGTATGAAAAGTCCATACCCTCTTGTAAGAGCACGTCACCTTGTTGGTCAATACTATCAGTCGAGATGATGCCGCCGATCTTCGTCTTGGTCGGTTCATCTTCACTCTTGCTGACATCAACCGGCAGCCAAGTTGAGAAAAGCTCAACAGGTTGCAGCGCTTTTGCGGTCGCTTCTTCAAATTTGATCACGTCAAAACCCCTCTCATCAAGAAAGTCTCTAAACTGTTTAGCGGTCATCTTTTCGCGGTCAGCCCTGATTGCTTGAAACTCGCTTGACCCGTCATCTTTAATGCCTAAGATCACGCTCACACCGGCGGGGAAGTCATCCGGTGAAAAGGTTCTGAATTTCGAGTACTGATCAGGGTCAGTCAACCGCGCTGCGTGTTGATTGGGATAAGGCATTTCTTTGACTCCATCTAAAAAGAACGCGCTATTATAGCACACTTTCAATGTATTCTAACATCTTAGTTTTTTCTTCGTCGCTGAAGTCTAGCCCGCGCTCAACATCTATACCAAGCTGAGCAAGCAACACGGGCGCGGGCGTGTCAACAAGATGTTTGCAGAGGAGATGCACCGCAAGGTCAATCCCTTTGATCTTAGTGACCTCTTCTCTAGTAACATATACTTCAGGCTGCACCAACAAGCGCGGGGTGCAATGCCGGTTTCTAAGCATTGACCCTTTATAGGGTGCATTAGGGTCAAAGCGGGCGTTCACAATGTCAATGTATTTATCAACACCGCACACGTGCGCAATGATCGCACGCCGGCAATCAATCGGCAGATAATAGCCGCGCAAGCTTGTGAACTCATCAAAGCACAGGTTGCCTATATGTGAAGTGATAAAGTCAATGATCTCTGCATATCGCTCAAGCCGGTTATGGTCATCAGCTTTCAAGGTGAATATAAGCGATATCACCGCATCAAGACCAAACTTGAAGAAGTGCTTGCGCCCTGTGTATTTGTGATCATAGCGCAACCCCTTCAAGCTCTTATATCTGAGCTTCTCAAGTCGCGTTTCAACCGTCTTGTCAGTCAGCCCTAACATTTGGGCAATTGACTTGCGGGTGAAGTACATTTCAGAGCTTTGTGACGTTCTAATGATCTCAGCGTTAAAAAACCGGTTAAGCATAATGTTGCGCCTATGATAGAATAAAGTAATATACTAACTTAAAAAGTGAGGTTTAACAATGGACGGTGTAGCAACTTTTATGCTTGATGTATTGCCGGCGGTTGTCGCTGCGGGCGGTTTACTTTGGAGCTTTAGCAAGCAGATCACCCGCATTGAAGCGCAGTTACAGGCGCTTGAACATAAAGTGCAAGACTGCAAAGATAGTATTGAGTCAAACCGGCAAGGGCGCATTGATGTATTCGGCGTGATCAACAATGACCTGAAGCCGCGTCATGAAAGCGCCAATGAAAGGCTTGCGCGTGTTGAAACACGCTTAAATGAAGGTATTGCGCCTAGTGAGGTTTACACCCGCCTTGCAAAGATTGAAGCTGAGATTGAGGTGATCACCAAGTGAAGCAAGCCTTTGTCATACTTGTGTGCATTGATATTGTTGACTCAACACAGTTTATTGAGTCTCAAGGTGACGTGCGTGCAAGTCAGGCAATGCGGGTTTATGATCAGATCTTTAGGGGCTTGCTGATCAAGTATAACGGCCTTGAGATTGATAAAACTGACGGGGCGCTGCTGATCTTTGAGACAATGCGTGAAGCCTTACAGTATATAACGGCTTATCACGCTATGATCGAACATCATTTGAATTTAAAGTCACGCGCCGGCATTCATTGCGGGCCGGTTGTCATGTTCAGCAACAATGAACAGTTTGTTGCAAGGGGCGCAAAACCTATTGAAGTTGATGGTATTCACAAGGTCATCACCGCCCGCATCATGAGTGTTGCCGGCGGCGGTCAAACGCTCATGAGTCAACGCGCCGGTGAATATGCGGCTAGTGTGCGCGGTCAACTCTTAATGAAGAATATTGGTGTGTGGTCATTGAAAGGTGTTAAAGCCCCGCTCAAGCTGTTTGCTATCTCAGCAAGTAATAAACGACTGTACGCACCGCAAGAGAGTGAAAAAGTGAAGCTCATTAAACCGCCGCCCTTAACCCCACGTGAAAGATGGAAGCGCCGGTTCAATCGGTATGTGTTGCCGGTGATCTTGCTGTTCTCAGCCTATACCGCGCTATGCTTCATCACCGTGCTTGAGTTCTTAGGTAAGATTGATATTTACGCAACTGAGCTTCACGCGCTCATCATCAAAGCGGTGCGCTCAGTCTTTTGACTTCCAATCTTCAAACAGATCTTTGTCACCGGTTCTTGTCGTTTTACCGCCGGTCAAGAAGGAATACACACGCGCCTTTGCCCATTGCTGAGCGCTTGCGCCAACGCGGTGACCTGATGTTGACCACGCTTTTAAGCCACGGTCATACACCTCTTCTAAGATCTTCTTCGGCGCTTTGCCTACCTTAGCAGCCGCCCGCAAGAATTCAGCCTTGCCCGCGCTCTTGATCTCATCACGCACCGCCGCCGCAAGTTTCGTCTTGGTGTACTTACTAGGCTTTGTTTTTACGTCTTCATCACCCTCAAGCTCTTTGTATGACTCTTTACCCTTAATTCTCGCCTGTATCTGCTTCTTACGCTTTTCACGCGCTTCACCGGTCAGCCCCTCTAAATATTTAGCGGGCACATGAGGCTGCGCTTTACATATCGCGTCAAACATCAAATGCCCGCCGATCAGTTGCGCGTCAGCTTGATCTTGTTCATCATCTGAACCTAGACCATCAAGCAATCGTTCAAGCGTGCAGAGTTGAACTTGTGCATATTTACCACGGTGAAGATATTGAGCAACGCGCTTTGCTTCAGTTGACCCCTGACCGGTTGACCGGCGGCGCTTCAATGCCTTCTTAATATGTGCTTTAAGATCAGGCGGTAAAACGAGATGAGGCACATACCTGATTGCATCAAGCGTATCATCTGCATCTTCTTCGTCTTCGTCTTCGTCAGGCAGAGACTTCGTGAAAGGCTTTGAAGAAGGCGGCGCAAACATAGGATCATCAGCGTGCATCTTCTCAGCTTCAGCCGGTGTGACAACGCTGAGCACCTCTTCTTGCTCTTGTTGTTTGGCGCGGGTCAATAACTCTTGAAATGATGAGGGGGGCGCTTCTTCAATGATCACGTCATCATCATCATTCAAACCAAGGGCAAGCGCGGTGAATGACCCTTTTTGCACGTTCTCTTCTTCTCGCACAATGCGTTGCGCCCATTTATAACCGGCATCACCACCCCATAACTTCCAACTGATCAGGCTATTACTAGGCGGGTTCATTGTGTGGTGTTCTTTATACGCTTTATGCCGGTTGAAAAAAGCAAGCATACGCTTCACGGTTTGATAGGTGACGCGCCCTTGTACAAGGTCAACAGCACGTTGCACACCTGAACCTATACCGTGTTTACCGGCTTGCTGAGTCGATAACCCGCCGCGCCCGTGCTCTTTTCTTAGATCAAGCCCCCGTTGCGCTTCACGCTGCACGGCTTGCGGTACATCAAAAGACTTACTCATTTCTATCACCCTCTTCTTGCCCGCCGTAGGCTTGAATGAACGTGCTATCAAGTATCACATCACCATCACGTAAAGGCGGCAAGTCATATAAAGCGCGTACTTCATTGATGGTCATGATTGACTTGACCTTATCAATGTTCATCTTCAGTTGTTCCTGCGCGGTTGTTGTATCTAAACCGGTGAACACAAGCTCAAACCGGTCATCAAGTTGGTCAAGAATGTAGCGGTTGATCCATTGTTGAATTGCACGCAAGAGCGGGCGCAAGCCCTTTTCTTTGCTCATCAGGACACGTTCAGCCCCGCTCTTTTGATTGAGGGTTGACCGCACACCTTCTTGACCAAACTGAAAGCCTATTTCCATAGGGTCAATTTGGTATAAAGCGCAGATCGACTTCAGCAGATAGTGTTGCCATTGCTGAAATTCCATATCTTTATTTGACGCGCTCAAGTTTAGAGCTTTCAAGTCTTCATTTGAGTCAGGGTCAAGCTGCACAAGCGGTGTTTTCTTCGCGTTAGCTGACCCGCTCAACATTTGATAAAACTCGCGTCTAAATGATCTGAACAGTTGCGGGTTCATCTTACTCTTGACCGCGATAATGCCCGCAACGCTTATGCCGTTGGTGAAGTTTGCGGCGTTGTAAATATCTGAGTTGAGCAAGTGCGTGATCAATCCGATTGCTTCCTCAAGCTCAGGGAAGCCATACCCATGAAAGCGCAAGTCAGAACGCGGGCGGCGTATACCAAAGCACAAGTCTTCAGCCTTGAATTCAGCTTTGGGCTTGTGATCAATCACTTGCACATATTGCGCTTTATTGGGGTCACGCCGGCCTGATGACTTTTCAGCGGCGGTCATCTTGGTGCGCCTGATTGTGCGGCTATCCACATTCAAGAAGCCGGCAACACCGCCGCCCCGATTACGCACAATCTCAAAGCACGCTTGATCATAGGTGAGAGAGTCACGCACAAGCATTCTTAAGAAAGACTCAAAGTTTGTGTCTTGCGCAATCCGGTTGTCACCACAATCAAGCATAAACTGATAAAGATCATTGATCGTCTCAAGGTCACTCTCATCAGGTATCGCGTCACGGTCTTTTAACCGGATCATGAAGCCAACGTTTGACCCGTCTTTTGAGGGTGTTGCAAACTCGGCAATTTGATTGACCCGCGTTTGAAGAATAGCTGCGACAAGCGGCACTCTTGTCATTGCAAGAAGTTGATCATAGTCAAGACCTCTTGCAGTCTCGCCCGCTTCATTCATGCCTTCAAGCATATAGGCGTTTGCAATATCGCTAGCGTTCACCTGATGACTGACCGGCGCAGGCGGCTTTGCGCTTGGTGCGGGTAGCGCCTTAAATACTTCTTCGTCAGCGTTAACGTCTTCACGTTTTCTAAACCAATCAAACACACCCATGATTACACCTCTTATGTTAAGACTTCTTCAAGTGTTGTTATATCATCTATATCAACATAATGCGCGGGCATATATCGGCGCAAGTAGTCAACACCTTCACTTGAGGAATACACCCCGCCGATAAACACAACCTTAGTGATGCCGGCTTGATGAATAAGTTTAGCGCACGCTAGGCACGGTTCACCGTTCACCATAAGCCAACAACCTTCAAGCGCAACACCGCGCCGTGATGCGTTGGCTATAGCGTTAGCTTCAGCGTGATTACAACCCCGCGCAAGCCGTTCACCGCTTGGTATGCACTCGGCTTCACGCATACACACATCATCACCGCCGCAAAGCCGGTGACCGCCCCGCGCCGCCCCGTTATAACCATCAATCACTAGACAATTCACACGAGGGTCAACAATCAAGCAGCCAAACTTGCGCCTTGTGCACTCGCTTAGTTGAGCAAGCGCGGTTGTTTGCTGAAGCCAATGTTTGAGGTGCTTAATCTTCATTGATGAAAAGCTTTGTTGTTATGGGGAAGTCTTCTTTTAAAAACTCAAGCACCGCTTGTGCAACAACCTGAACTTCAGGCTGCGCATGAGGGTGCAAACGCAAGCGCAAGAACTTAAACCAATTGAGCAAGTTACCTGTCATGTAGAACTCAGTATATAAACACTGAGGTAACACGCCCCGCGCTTGCTCTCTGCATACACCCGCCGCTAGTAGCTCATCATAGGCAACAACTGAAGCGAGAATATGACGTTCATATACATCACGCGCTTCAATCGGGTCTTCAACCTGTTCACCGGTTGAGCACTGCAAGTTCTTTTCAGCTTGTTGGCGCATGACTTCAGGAATAAAGAACTGAAGCCCCTTGCTAGTATACCGGCGCGACACCTCATTAAAAGAGAAGGTGCGGTGACGCATGATCTGTTTACTAACAAATAAGGGGCACGTGATGCGCACGCTGTATGCGCTATGCTCAAAGGGTGATGTGTGTTGCTCTCTTGCGAGAAACGCAAGCAGTTTTGCGTCACGCTCATCAACCTCAGATTCAAACCCGTCAAGCTCGTCATTCAAAAGGCTGACCCGCGCCGCGTTCACCGCACGCTTGTCATTGCCCATATAGTCAACAACTGAAACGCAACCTATATCATCACCATAGATGTACTTGAGCCGGTTCATTTCTTCTGCGCCTCAATCCAACTATCAACTTTTTGTTCTAAGCGCGTCACAGCCATGCGCGTCTCAGTCAAGGTTTCAGTCAGCGTCTCAAGCACCTGTTTATCATTCTCCAACGCGGTGACGCGCTGTTCAAGTTTGCCCATATTCCGCCCTTGCTGAAAGCGGTCTTTTACATAGGTATAAATTAGACCTAGAAGTCCAACTGTTACTGTAATTTGTATAGTGTCCATAAGGCGCAAACCCCTGTTGTGATAGCTGTGCTTGTAACGATTGAGCGAGTACACTTACACGGTGGGCACGCGCCCGCAACCGTTGTGACTTTCACTTGTAACTCAAGGTCAGCAACCCGCTGCGCAAGCACCGCTTCACGCGCCTTAGCTGCTTTAATCTTCTCCTCAAGTCTCACAAGCTCAAGTTCATAGTCAGTGTATTTCTTACGAGATAACCACACACCCGCTTGATGTGCAACACACCCTTGCGGCATCCGTGCTTTTTCCGTCATTTGGAGAGATGAGGGACACGGCTTTTCAACCTGTTCACCGTTTTTTAGCACCCACTGACCCGAAGTAGGCACACCGCAAAGCGCAACGCTCATGATCAAGAGTCTAACCATTGGTCAACCTCTCTCTCTTTTTGCGTCACAATCTCTTCTTGCGCCGCTTCACTCGTCTTGTTGATCCGGTCAAGTTGAGCACGCACCGCTTGAGCGTCTTGCTCAACTTCTTTGATCTTATCGGCTTTAACCTCAAGCTCTGTGCGCTTGCGCTGATTATCGCCAAACAACACCGCGACAAACCCGCCCAAAACCGTGAAAGCAGCCTCAAGCGAGTAAATAAGCGCGGCGGTGACAATCACGCACCCGATAATCAAGAACTTGTGTTTCTTCAACATGATCATCTCAGGTGGATCATCACAAGATCACC